TGTGCTCTCCCCACTCTTCGGGCAAGGTTTTCGAGTCAAACACGCCGTAGGGCTGCGAACCGTCCTCCGGCATAGCCACCTCCAACGTACATTCTATCTTGGCCGTTTCCGTAAGCGTCAGCTTACCGCCCAGGTTGCTCAGCAGCGTGCCGTTTGGTATCAGGATGCTCCGTCCGCTCACCAGTTCCAGTTCAAATGGACCTTGCATCAGCAGGGCGGCTTGTGGGGCGGTCCAGCCTATTGGGTTCTTCTTCTCGGTGTCTTCTTTCGCATAGTGCAGCGTACCGCCCAGCATGGCATGCAGGTTCTTGTAGTCCGTCTGGATTACGTTGAATGTGGGGGCGATGCTGCCATTGCTCTGCGGAATGATCAGCACGGGGGCACCCGGTGCCTGTTCCGCCTCAATCTTTGCGGCTTCGGCCTTCTGCCCGTTCAGGTCAAACGAGCCTTTTTCAATATAGCCTATCACGAAGTCATTGTATTTCACGGCACCGATACCGTACATAAAATTCTTGTTCATCGTTTATAAAGTTTGATGGTTAATAACACACCGGCCAATAAGCCGGCCAATACACCTTTCATAAACGTCCGCATCCGGTTCGGAGGGCGTTTTTCTTCTATTTGAACGTCATTCGAAGTTTCGTTCCTGGTCTCGCTCCGGATGCGTGTCAGCTCTTCTTCATACCACAGCACCAGCTGCTGCAGACTGTCGCACGAGGCTTCGGCCACAAGGTTTCCCTTGCCGTCACTGCCTACGGTCAGGTTGGCCTGTCCGCTCTTGCCACGGTACACGGCACCTTCAGGAAGCTTACGGAGGCTGTCCGCCGGTATAGTCAGCTTCACCGAACTCGCCGGTATCCCCGCCATCACCAGTCCCGCCCGTCGGCTTCCGTTCGCGCTGTCGGTGCTTGCCGATTCCGTCTGGACTTCCCGGTTCATGCTCTTTCGGTGACTCGCGCAACCTGTCAAGCACAGGGCAATCGTCACGATGAGGACAGTTTCCGGCTGTATCAATAGCTTTTCTAAGACGGGCCATCTCGCGCGTATTGCGGGCCAGTTCTTTCTTTGTTTCACAAAATTCATCTTTTAGAGGTTTTACAATATTTTCCATCAAAATGCGGGTGGCATGTTATCTATGCGCATGGCCTCTGCACCGGCCTCGGCCTTCATCGCTTCCGCTTTCGCTTTTCTCACAGTAGCCCGCAAGGAGCCAATGGTCGCCACCGTACCAACCAGGCCGCCGCCAAGGATAATGTTCATAAATTCGCTCAAGTCCATACCACCCGGTTTTATTATTGATTAATACCTATTTCTTTCAACCATTCCTGCACATCGAAGCTCGGACAGGCTTTCGCTGCCAGTTCGTTGTGTCCTACAATGCGTACATCAGGGAATTTCCGATGAAAATCCTTCACATACTTCTCCAGTGCCTTTTTCTGGCAGCCAGTGCGGGTGTCTTTCGGGGTCTTACCGTCTTTTTCCACGCCTCCGGCATACACGATGTGACGGCTTACACTGTTATATCCCTTGGCTCCGTTGGTCACTTCCCAAGGGTCCACCTGTGCATCCTCATTGTTTTCTACCAGACGTTCCACGCCTCCGTTCAGGTGGAACAGGTCGGTATAGCCAACCTGCTTCCATCCTCTTCCTCCTTGGGCAACCGGAGAAGTATGCCATTTGCGGATGTCCGCCGATGATACTTCACGCCCCTCCGGGGTTGCCGTACAGTGTATTACCAGATATTTCAACTTTGCCATAATCATCATGCTTGATAGCCGCTCATCATTACCACTCCGGCATCCTCTTTCTTGGGCATGCAGATGAAGTAATGGCGGAAGTTAATCAGGTTACGCTGGTTCAACGGGTCGTTCTTTGACTCGGAATAATACATCTTGGTAGAACCTGTTGCCTTGAAAACCCTCTGTTTGTAGAAGGCAAACGAACACGGAAATTCACCGGCTTCTGCCGTTGTACCCAATGCCTTCTTCACTCCGGCTGTAGTATAAAGCGGGTTGTTGCCGTACTCGTAGATTTCAAAGCCGTAAAGGTTACCTACCTTGCCGCTGTTGCGGTCAATATTGTACTGTTCACGGAATGCCTGGCTGGTCAGCAGCAGGTCATTCACATGGTCGGGGCAAAGCACCAGTCTGCGGCCGTCTGACGGTACGCGCAGGTTGTCAAGGGCACGCTTCATTTCCACAAGGTCATTCACGGTAAGGCGCAGACGATTTGTAGCCGGATCTTTCTCGCCGGTAGTCTTAAGCACCGGAGTAGTTTCCGTATTTTTGTTCGCACAAAGCGCATGGGCCGCCTTGGTAAACTTCGCATCATTGATACTGTTGGCATGTCCCTCTTTCACACGGGCGGTCTTGTCATAGCTGATGGCATAAAGCTCATCGTCTGTAATCGGCGTAGCCTTGGTCTGGAATTTGTCCAGTTTGATGGCAATATCCTTGTCTTCCAAAGCCTGCACGTCAATCGGATAGGTTTTATTGTTTATCAAGACATCCGGATCTACACCAACTTCTACCAGGTGAATCACATCGTTATTCACGATACTGCTTTGGTCGGGGATTCCTGACAGCCAGGTTCCTTCCAGTCCGGCACGGAGCACCTTAACAAGTTCCCCTGTCCAGATTTCCGTATAAACCCCTTCACGGAGTATTGAAGTACTTTGCGGGGCCATTCCCATAAAGGCTGCCACCGCATTCATTCCCACAGCTCCGGCCACCGGAGAGAATCCCAATACCGAAGCACACACGACACCTGTCAGCGTATTGAACAGAAGTGCCGTCAAAAGCATTACAATTTTTCCCATTTTCTTCATTTTAAAGGTTTTCAAATTTCACAGGTCATGCCGTATTCAGCCTTGTACAGGCGCTTGTACTCCTCCGGGTTATGCTCGCGCATTTCAAGCAGCGCATCACTCGGGACATCGCTCAGTTTGGCATAGGTGGACGGCTGTGCCTGCTGCTTGCCGCCCTGATAGCTCAATACAGTGGAAATCTTCACCTGGGGCTGCATGGCATCAAGCACATTCTTCAGTTCATCGGCACCGACCTTCTTGCCAAGTTCGATAAACTGTATCTTCTTGTCTTCTCCCAGACGCTTTTCCACCACTGCCTTTTCTACAAGACCAGTGATACGGGCCAAAGTCAGCTTCCCGTTTTCTTGCTTCAGGGAATCATTCTCTGCCTTGGCTGCTTTCAGTTCATTTAAGGCTTGATTAACATCAGCCTCCGTTGCCGTTTCCGGCAGCCCCAATTGAAGGGCCAAAAGTTTCAGTTCCATTTCTTCTGTTGTTTTTTGGTTATTGATTAGTGGCAAAGGACAATCACCATCCTTTCCCAATGTGATTTGTTTTCCATCCTTCATCAGTACGATGGCATCATCATTGGAACCTACATCCACCAGTGATACCTCATACAGCTTGCTTTTGGTTATTGTCGGGCTGGTCTGCCCCTGCAGCAAATGTTCGGGCTGGTCACTCAGTTCCAGAATGTCTATTCCGGCACTCACCATTCTCAGGCTGCCGAATTCAAACTGTTTCTTGCATCTTTTACTGAGGTCGGTCGCTTCGTCAAACACCAGTTCCCCGGTTACTTCACCATCCTCTACCCGAAGGTCCTTCACATAACCAATCACGTTTCCGCGTTGGTGCATGTACAGCAGTACCGGGTTTCGGCAATACTGCTCCACACTCATGCCCGATGTCAACACACGGCTTCCGTAGCTGTTCAGGCTGTCGTTTGAAATTCTTACACGTTTACTCATTTTCTCATGCCACGCCTTTATGCATTGGCGCTGCAATATTACAGAGCACTTACCGGGAAGCCAAAAAAGTGTGCAATGGTTGCACACTTCTATGAAACCGTTGCACATTATTTTGGCTGCAAGCTGATAAGCGGACAACTTTGCGAATAAATCGGGCAGGTGCAAGGGACTCCTGCCTTTAACCCTATATTCTTTATTATATGACAAAGGCAGAAATCGAAAAGAAAAAATCTCTTGCACGCTCACTGTTCCTTTCCGGTATGGAGCAGACCGAAATTGCGGAGAAAGTGGACGTGTCACGCGTAACCATTTCAAAATGGTGCACGGCTGACGGATGGAAAGAAGCAAGGGCGGCAAAGAACGTCACCCGGCCGGAACTGGTGAACAAACTCCTGCTCACCATTGATACACTCATTACTCAAGTCAACGAATCAAACGACCCTGCACTTGTAGCCGGTCTCGGGGACAAACTGGCCAAACTTTCAGCGGTGATCGAGAAGTTAGACAAGAAGGCCAATGTAGTGGATGTCATTGAAGTGTTCATGGCATTCTCCAAATGGATTGAATACCGTTCAACCATCGACCCGGAAGTGACTCCGGAACTGGTCAGGGCAATCAACAAGTACCAGGATCTGTATATCACCGAACAGATGGGCATAAAATAAAACGGCCATGGCAACAGCAGCAGAAAAGAAACAGGCATACGAACAGTGGAAGGAACACTGTAAAAGAGTGCAGTCCATCACGGATACGGCTTTGCTCGCGGGCGAGACACCGGCACAAAAGGACAGGCGTATTCTGCGTCTGCAGGGTAACTATGCCGCATTCTGTGAATATTACTTCCCCCACTTTCTCACCTTGCGTGACAAAACCACTGGGGAAATCATACGTACCATCCACAATGCACCGTTCCATAATGCGGCAGCGGCTAAAGTAAAAGGCACACCCAACCTGAAGGCGGTGTTCATGTGGCCGCGTGGCCATGCCAAGTCCACACACATGGACATTTTTGTTCCGCTGTGGCTGATGTTCCAGCCCAAACGTCTCATCAACTTCATGGTGGTGGTCGGAAAAAGTGAAGACTCAGCCACACGTCTGCTGGGAGATATTCAGGCAGAACTGGAACATAACCAGCGCATCATTGCCGACTTCGGCAAGCAGCAGGGAAATGCTTCCTGGCAGGATGGGGAGTTCAAGGCTGCCAACGGGGTGAAATTCCTGGCTTGCGGACGCGGACAGTCTCCGCGTGGTCTGCGCGACCGGGAAGCACGTCCGGACTACATCGTCATCGATGACTTGGATGACGACGAACTGTGCCGCAATGAGAAACGGGTGCATGACATTACAGACTGGGTAAAAGAAGCCCTTTTTGGTGCACTGGATGTGGGCCGGGGGCGCTTTATCATGGTCGGGAACCTCATTTCTAAAAACTCGGTGCTGGCCAATCTCACCAAGACAAAAGGGGTACATGTATCCGTCATCAAGGCAATAGACAAGAACGGAGAACCGGTATGGCGCGAAAAATGGACGAAAGAAGAGGCGCAGGAATACAGGGATTTCGTAGGCTACCGGGCATGGGAAAAGGAGATGATGCACAACCCCATCGTGGACGGCACTATCTTCCGGGCAGACTGGATTCGTTACAAGAAACTGCCCAGACTGTCCAAGTATGAAATGCTGGTCTGCTATACCGACCCCTCTTTCAAATCGACCACTTCCAACGACTACAAGGCTTGCCGGCTTTGGGGCAAGATCGGGAAGGAACTGCACCTTATAGACTGCTACGTCCGGCAGGATACCGTTTCCGGAATGGTACGGTGGCTTTACGACCTCTACGAGCGTACACGCGATACGGCAGCCGTGCAGTTCTTTATGGAAGCGAACTTCATGCAGGATGTCATTCTGGACGAGTTTGAGGCAGAAGGAAATCTGCGTGGATACCAACTGCCCATCATGCCGGACAAACGAAAGAAGCCGGACAAGCTCCAGCGCATCGAAGCGGTGTCACCATTATGGGAACGCGGTTTCGTATTCTACAATGAGAAGTTGAAAGAATCGCCGGATATGCAAACCGGAATCGAACAGACCTTGGCACTGGAGCGTGGCAGCCGTATTCACGATGATGCACCGGATGCCGACGAGGGAGCCATCTGGATGCTGCAGCGCAATTCAAGACAGGAGAGTTTTCAACCGGTGTTCGGCAAAAGGCCGACCGCCAAAAATATATGGTAACATGATACAGCTGATTAAAAGAATGATTTTTGCATGGCGCTATAAACGTGCTGTTGCCCGTGCTTGCAAGTATGCCAAGCTTTACGGAAGAAAATACTACGTCCTGTATATGGGCGGCAAACTGAAAGTTGTCCCCAAAAGGAACATCTGTGAACTGATTCACCGCCACCGTTTCCGCAAGGGAACCACTATCCGGGATATAGAAAAAATGGCATTGTTCATCACTAAATAATAAGGTCATGTTCATTACAGAAGAAGATTACAAAGTTGTCATCGGCGACAACGCATTGAAGGTTATTTCGCAGGTAAGCCCGGAAAACCGTACCAATGCAGAAGCGGAAGCCCGGGAAGAAATTGCCGGTTATCTACGGCCGAAATACGACTGTACGGCCATTTTCTCTGCACAGGATGAACACCGGAACCGGCTCATTGTCACGTACACCTGCGACATTTCACTTTACCACATGAGTGCAGCCATGCCGCAAAAGATGGGAAGCGAGATACGCAAGGAACGATATGAACGGGCCATCAAGTGGCTTGAAGGCGTACAGGCCGGAAAAATTGTCCCTGATTTGCCCCTGGCTGTCGGAGAAGATGGGCTTCCGTCCGGAAATTCATTTGTTTACAGCTGTCAGAAGCAGCTTCATCATAACTGGTAGGACTATGGATATTAAAGACTTTTTCAGCGGTATGTTTTCCAGTAAACCGAAAAACGTACTGCAAACACCATACGGCAATTTCAACCTGGCCAAGGGGAAAGACATCAAGCGGGTGCAGAAAATGGTCATCGACCTGCAACGCACCACCGATGCACTCACCCGGAAGGACATCAAGAACTGGCGCGATGCCTGGCAGTATGCCATCAATGTGGACAGCCCCAGCCGCCAGCGCCTGTACGACATCTACCGGGACGCGGAAATAGACCTTCACCTCTCCGGGTGTGTGGAGCAGCGCAGAGGTTTTGTCATGGCACGCTCTTTCAAAATCGTGGATATGAAAGGGGATGAGAACGAGGAAGCGGTTCATTTCTTTGACCAGTCCTGGTTCAAGCAGCTCATGCGCTATGCCCTTGATTCAATCTACTGGGGGCACTCGCTCATCGAATTGGGCGACCTTTGCACTGACGGTGACGGCTGCATCTG